CCAATAGTCGATCCATTCATCCGTAATCCCCCGCGCGTGATACATTTGGCGAACTTCGCCAACCTGCGCATGATACCTCACCCAGGCTTGCTCACGTCTCAGGTTTTCCAAAGCTCTTTCGGCAGACCTCAATCGCTCTTGTTCTGCCTCCTGGCGTTCCTTCACCCAATTCTGATGCTGGATAGGATCTAACTTTTCACCATGGGGAGACCAAGTCCTTCCGCAATTACGACACCATCCGATTGGATTACCCGTTGCTCTCGACTTAATCCACATACGAAATCTATCAGGTGATTCTCCATTCGGATGCATATTACCGGAGCAGTAAGGGCAAGATCCTGCAAATTCGTTATCAGATATACGTTGAATATAAAATACCCTACCTTGTAATGCTGCAAATTCAAGCGGTAAGGCTGCTTCTTTCATTCTCTCTCCCTTCGCGCATAACTTCAGTTTCAAGGATCTTGTCAAATTCGCCCGCAATAATATCATCGAGCAATCCAGAAGTAACAGGTATAGTAATATAGAATTTACGCCCATCCTCAAATTGACCATGGGCATGAACAATCATCTTTCCATTTTCTAAAATCTTATCATAGCCAAGATATTTAATCACTTCACCCTCCAGATAACGCGATGACATAATGGACAGGTAGTTATATCTTGATTGCCCCTAATCCATACACTATGCCATAGCCAATGTATTTTGAGAACCTTACAGAATAACCAACATAAGATTTTCATACTTTGCGGATAGTTACTGACGGATCACCTTCTTTACGAGCTTCTTTCAAGAATGGATGATCAATAATCCAGGCTTCCATCTTATCCGTATTCCATGTAATGCGTCCCTTATTATAGACGGCTTGATAAGTTTTAGCCTTCACGCTCACCTTCAAAACCCTTATTTCTGCCTTAATTTCCTCGGTCAGTTTCTTGATATTCTCGTCTACCGCTTCGGCTTTTCCAGCAAATTCAGCCTCGATCTCAGCCTTACGTTGGGCAATAGCAGCATAGACATCCTTTGTTTTTTCCTCAACGTTGGTCTGTATTTCAGCCTTGATTGCTCGAATACGCAGGGCAACCTTAACCTCTTCATCTCCCTGATGAGTTCTAATTGCAGCGCGTTGACGATCAATCTCCGTCAGCGCAGCTTTTATTTCATCAGGAACGACAATTAGTGCTAGTTTTGTTTCGGCTTCATTTTGAATCCCTTGGATAGTGGGAGCGAAAGAACCTTCTACTTCGCCCATTTGTTTCATCCCATTTCTGACAATCTCCTCGACTTCGGCAGGGATTTTCACCTCATCAAGCAATACGCACTTATTAACTTCAATTTGATCACGTTGCGATTCAAATTCTGCTAATCGATCCAATGCTTCTTGTATTTCAATGGTATTCATTATCACTCCTCTCTCTTAGATCATTATAAATCTATATATATAATTTGTCAAGCGTTTTAGACAGGAACAGCCCCATATAGGGGCTGCCCTGTCTTGGAGGAGCAATTAGGGTTGATAGTTCCAATCGGGATAATGCGCTTGCAATTCCCTCCAGATAATATCAACCTTTGATAACGGGCGGGCTATATGAGCATAGTCATATAAGTTATCTTCCGTGCCATTGAACCAGTCCAGATCGCCATTGAGACTATTGAACCCGTAGTAAATCCCGTCGGCATGGGAGGTGTATTGCCAGAACTTCCACTCGTTCCAGTCGCGGAACTTGCAGTATCCATCCGACCAGGGTCCGGTTAGAACAGAGTTGTACCTGGCTGCCCACAGGTCGCATAGTACCCATATAGGATCAGGGTTGACGTATGTATCCCACCAGGTTTGCCGCGTGTAGATGATCGGATACTTGTTAGTCGCGGCGTATATTCCAATCACGACATCTTTAATTAGCTGCGTGATGTAATCCTTGGTCTCACCCCGCGCCAGCTCAGCATCCACCACGAAGGACATATCGGGCGTGATAGTGGCTACTGCATTGAAGAATCGCTCCAAATGTGCCTGAGCTGATATTCTTTGCCCGCCGTCATAATTCCTGGGTGCCGTAACCAGATAAACGCTACTAAGTAATCCCTGCGCCTTATACCCGTTGAAGGCAGGAAGTAAGGCTGCATCTGTATAGTAATTTCCTACCGTGCCACGATGAACGGCAAAGGATAACCCGCGGCTTTTACCCAGCGCGTAGTTTTCCGGGTGTTGATATCGCGAAACATCGGTACCGTGTGCGTTCATTATCTCACCCAGGGATCATTTCTGACCCCAATCTTCTCAAGGGGCAATTTCAATACACCGAAGTATGCAAAGCTCTCCAATAGCGAGCCTAAGATCATTAGGAATACTGTGCCATATACTATACTCTTGGCAACAATAATAACTCCCTCAGGAATAAACTCTGCCGGAATGGTGGATATAAGCACTACCCCAACCCATACAAATATCGGCAGGACATCCGAGGTCAAATAATGTCCCAAATACGACCATTTGAAATCCTTTTTCAGCAAGGACACAATTACGCCGAATATAAAATCCAGCGCAGTCAGGAGGGTAAGCGCCACTAACCCGCCCTTCAAAAGACCCCAAAGCATTACAAAATAATCAGACATTTCATTCTCCTTTATGGTATTGGTGGAAGTAATAATTTAGGTATCCCTAGCATTAACACAATCCCATCCCAAATACTAGGTACATAGGTAGAAATCAAATGTAGAGATATAAAACCTAAGACTATTAGCATCCAAAAACTTTTCTTTTTCATCAACACTGATAGGTGGTCAGTTCCAATATGAGACCCAAGCGTACCCTCCAATCTAGTGACGGTCAAAGCCAAGAGATGAACCGTGTCCGCAGCCCTGGTAACTGCCAGGTCTGCTTTTTCGGCAGCTCTATCCGCGGCGTTTTTAGCATCACTGGCTAATCCCGCGGCAGTTTTCAAGTTCTCCTCAATCCGCGCTGTTCTAATTGCTAGGCTATCATCCCCAAATCCCAACGCCGCTTCAATGCGATTCAATTGCTCTTTATAAGGCGCTACCATGCTTCCCTCCTAAAAATTTACCAAGAATAATATTCTAATCTCTGATTTCTCGCCATTAGAATAAGTTGCCAAACAAGATAAATAATGCTGCCCCATAACAGCAAGCGGTCCTATCATGACAGGTACAACCCCATTTACTATCGTTCCGACAGTAGGAGTTGCAGCTGCCCCACTTGGAGGGATATGCGTAGCTGTCGCGCTTGCTACCGTCACACCCTCGTTCAAATCGGAATTATAATCGAAATCCCAAATCCTTATTTCTGCCAACGATTGAGCAACGCTAACTTGAGTCGAAGTAGCCATTATGCCTTCACCTTCTTACGAGGATGTGCTTGTATAACAGGTATTGGAATTGCTTTTATTATCGGTCTCGGTATTGCGTAAACCATCTCACCTAATCCAGGTATAAGTAAATGAGCAATCAGAACGACATTATCTGCTATATGAGAATGTACTCCATCCGCAATCGTAAGCACAATTTCACCATGATAAGTGAGCGTCACATTGTCAGCCGAATGCCCGTGACTTGCATCGATAATAACTAACGACACAGGAGGGTAAGCAGTGAGAGTAACATTATCTCCCTCGTGCGAGTGACTTCCATCGGCAATAATTAAACTCACCCCACCATGATAAACAAGAGTTACATTATCTGCGGTATGCCCATGGTTTGCATCCCCAATCAATAAGATATTATGCTGCACTAACGCCGGACTATCTGCCGTGTGTGCGTGACTTGCATCCCCAATCGATAATATATTGTGCTGCGTCAAGCTTATGTTATCGGCGGTATGCCCATGGGTAGCATCTGCAATCGATATTACATTATGCTGCGTCAGGCTGGGACTTTCCGCCGTGTGTCCATGGCTTGCATTATCTATTGCCAACAAATTGTGCTGCGTTAAGCTTATATTATCAGCCCCATGCCCATGAGAAGCGTCCTGGATGATTAATGGGGTAGTTGGCGCGTGCGCGGTCAATACGACGTTCTCAGCGGCGTGTGCGTGATTTGCAGCGGCTACCGCTAGTATATTGTGCTGGATTAGGGCAATCGTATCGGCTGTATGTCCGTGGCTGGCGGCTTGCACTACCAATATATTGTGTTGGGTTAGACCAAGGTTTTCCGCCGTATGAGCGTGGCTGGCGTCCTGGATCACCAAAGGCGGATTTCCAAACTCTACTGTCCTGGATAGTTGCACCCACGGTACAAGATCGGTCGTTAGTCCTGCAGTAAGTGCATAATCCGCAGTTGCAGAGGGATCACCATAATTGTGATATACAAGAGCAAGAGAAGGGGTAACACCATGATGACCAATCTCAATGATTATCCTATCTCCAACTTGAGAACTGAAGGTTGTTGCTCCAGCAGTGCGGGCGTCATGAATACGAGTAGCAATAGCAGCTAAACTTGTTGGATATTCTAGGCTGGTATCATGATACAGACCGATGACACCACGAATGACTGTGCCATCTCCGCTTACCACTCTAATCACATAAGCAAGATGACTATCAACCTGAGCAGCGGATTCGGCAACCTTGATGACCATACTTACGGTATCAGCGGTTGTCCAGTCGTACGCATATTTCAGGACGTCACTTTGCCATTGTCGCCAGCACCATTGTTGGGTTGTCGTTGCCGCCCACGTAGCACTAGCCTGTGTCAGCGCAGTATTCTGTTTAGCCGTAAAGCACGGCAACCTGACCAGACTGGTAATCAATTCCCAGTTGGAATTAACCGCCAATGAAGCCAGAGGCGGCGTGCCAGAAATAGGCAGATAAAACCTGGTCGCCATAGCCTACTATGTCGGCTGTGGTATCTTGCAGATATTGAATGACGGAAAGTCTACCGTCCCGCCCTGCGTTAACAATTGACTAGTACAGGTAGTAACGTAGAGCAATCGGGTGGCATCTACCAGGGCGATATATATTGCCGTGTCAGTTACGTCAATCGGTACAGCTGATTTTGCACTTACCGTTAACATCCTGCCTGTTCCATCCATAGCCGGTGTAAAATCTGCCCCCGCCATTGCCACATCAGCCAAAGCGAAAGTTGTCACCGCCTCCGTCCGCGTCGTGGGTTGGGCATTACAAGCCGTCATTAAATTAGCGTTGGCGTCAATCACCAAACCACAACCATCTAAAACATCTATGTGTGCACTTTTAGCCATGTCAATCTCCTATTTTTAATTCTGAATCTTGAATATCCAAAACGTGTTTATTGGGATTGGAATATATTTTTTGCTTAGTTATTCTCCACCAGTCCATTATCCTTACCCAGATATCCCACAGTGTTCTTTTGGTTTTCATTTATTCTCCTTATACATTTGAACTTGCAGTAATTTCACACCACATTGCGCCATCGTAATAAAGCATCTCGATATCCTCTGAGTTATCTAGAGTCATATCGGCAGGTAGAGATAGATTCCCCGTCCCGTCTTTACAAACAACGTCATGCGCATCGTCATAAGCCACAATAATAATCACATCACCCTTAATACCGCCTAAGATAGTATCTAGATTATCCGTCCCCGCTCCTCCCTGCGTTCTGACCTCGAATACATTGGTCGTCCTTGTGCGTGTAATAATACCCCCGTTGATAGTCAATGATTCAGCTGTTCCAAATCCAAACCCAGCATGAGAATGCTCCCTCGTTTCTGCCTTCTCAAACTTACCCTCCAAGATATTCAAACGTTCCAAAATAGAATCAATTAATTCGTTCATACTTTTAGCAGCGTGATATCCACCTTTTCAGGGACATCACCAGTTCGATCAATCATGAGCGCGGCTTGTTCGACTTTATATGTTGCCATCACAAGCGTAAATGGATTAATCGCAGATACAAGATCACCCAAAAAGTAATGAACTCCATAACTGCAATCCGGGGTTTGTAATATATCAAAGTTGAAATACTGCTTAATAACCTTCTCGGTTAGTTTTTGTTCACCCCTAGCAATCAATCCATCGGCAGTGTCTACATCGGTCGCATTAACAAAAAACTCGATGTTATTACTCGTTACGTTATAATCACCCCCATTAACCACTTCGACCATTCGATTAATTCCTTCTCCCTTGCCTCCTACGATGGCAACACTAGCAGCATTCATTCCATCTATCCCATATTTCGGGATTGCCATATTCCCTATCCCCATGCTAAAGAACACAGAAGCACTTCGATCAGTCCCTAATTGCCCCAAATACCATCGATATTCCCACGTAGTAGGGGTAAGTTTTACCAAGTCGAAATCCCCGCCCCCGATCAATGCAAGCTCTTGCAAAGTGACTAAAAGATTATCCCACGCGCAATACCAATCTTCCAAATTACCATCGGCTCCATCGGCTTCAACGGATAGTCCCGCAATTGTAGCAACTCGTTTTCGACCATCTAATAAAGTACCACTCGCAGTCGCATTATATTTAACAAGCGTATTAGCAATTGTCTCAGCCGCGGTATTTATGAATTTCGAACGATCCGTTGTACCCGCAGGATAAGCAACGATCCTCCAACCCAGCATAGACAAAAGACCTTTAGCAGTTAATACAGCACGAGAAATAACTGGCTGTTCCCAATCACCCTTGCGGTAAATCCCCGTTATTTCTTTCGCCCAGGTCTGCCCCTCCGGCTGCCTCCACACTTCAATCTGCCATTTATCCGCAATGTTCGAAGGAATAGCACTCTCCCCCGATAGCTCTACCGTGACCAATCCAGGATAATTAACGCGTTTGACACATCCCAATTTTAGGAAATCATCCGTCCTATATTGTAAGACACCTGCGGTGTCATATATATCAAGTCGATGATTTATCATCTTACCTTCATAGTCACGCGCATCCCTTTGCTAAACAACCATTTCAGCCAGGCGCAGATTTTCATACCGGACCAATGGCTATCCAATTAAAAACGATTACGTTATTAACTAATGTTCCATCGCGAATTAAAGATATTGTAAAGATTGTCGTATTATCTGTGTATGCAACTATATCCACCGCCTCATCCACAAGTGTTTGAGAACTAATTGTCGCCAATACCAATGCCTTATTGGAAAATGCAATCGGAAAAGTGATTGCCACAGCAACAGCATGATTGCCATTTAGAATTGTGGCTGTACCTGAACCACATTGTATTTGTAAGTTTGTCAACCTATAATTTGTAGTACCTGGGGTTGACCAGACAGTAGCACTTCCTCCTTGCCGTGCTTTAAACTGAGATGCCATTGTGCGCTCATCCACCAGCGTTACTACCCCCGCATCCGTGACTTCCGCTTTATACAGCGCGATATCATAGGTTACTCCGGTAGTTTGAGTAAGTAGAGGATAGTCAACCGCTGAACCAGTCAGGACAGTCAGCGTAACCGTAAAGCCAGCCCATGAACATCGTAAAACGATCCGGTCTTTCCGTACCGTGCCAGCCCCAGCATTTGGGATATTAACATTTACTGCCGCGTCATTCAGATACATCTTGCCGTCTACAATTGCCGCGCCCGGGTCAATCCTAACGGTGTTCACCCCCGTATAAGTTCCTAACAATTGATCCAATATTCCAGGAGCGACACCTTCAAAGCCAGAGCAAGCCGACATAATCTTACCCGCCGTTGACCAATGCGCTTGTGTATAAGACGCAACCTGGTGTCCCACGGGAGCGCCAGTCGTAGTCCAGAATAATGAAATTTGTGCCAATTCAACCTTCCCTTCTATATTCCCGTAAAATGATCAAACCAGGTAAATTCTACACCTGTTGCTAAAGTACACGCTGTCCCGGTCACATGGATTGGATTTATCCCATGTGATAACTCAGGATGTGCCGCAAGGTAAAATGTAGTCAAATCACTATCCGCAGTCAATTCAGATAACTTATTAACTCCCGTACTATCCACGATCGTTTTATAACCATATCTCAAATCAATGTCGTAATAATTTCCCGCTGCAATAGTAATTCCCGTGAAGTCCAATTTTTTGATAAGTCGCATGTGCGTTATCACAGGATCAGTAATCGGTCCCGTAATCCGAATATGCGGATAGGTTTTATAATTCCCTAAAATAGTTATTGTTTCATAAACATCAATTGTCGAAGCACCCACCGTCATAGGAATGACAGTAGGAACTTCCATCATATTCCCACCGCCTCCAATTACAAATACCTTTGACTTACCAACCGGATCATAAAATGTCGGATCATTACAGCGCAAGGAAACAACGAAATTCTGTGCTGCCCATTTTTCCACATCCCATGGCAAATCCAAATCCATTGTCTTACAATCTATAACCTTAGTTATTAAACCCACGACAAACTTGACTTGTAGTGTAGATATCGGCAGGAAATAATTTTGTATCGCCGCTCTCTGCACATACATATCTTCCAATTCCGTTTCATCAAGTTTGAAAACGAATTTACCTATTCTCGGATCAAGTCTGTAACCCCGATCCGTAGAGCCATCCTGCAACGGACCCGCTTCTGATAACCTGCGAATAGGCGCCATCCCCCAGCCTTCATGACCCTTTAGCCGTCCGATTGTGCTTAAGGGTGTTTCTACTCCATCTACGATGATTGAAATATTAGCAGCCATATTACCACTTGTAAAGCAGATTCATGGTTTTGAGTTTATCGATCATGCTTTCATCGTCTTTCACACCGTAGAAATTATACGTATCGCCTCCTGCAGGAACAGTTGCATAAGCAGGTTGAAGCGAAGCCCCGATAGTACCGGATATCTTACCTAAGTCGATAGCGCCCAAACTAGCACCACCAATCAAACTCCTAATTGCTTTCCCAACGCTTTCCTCCAATTTAGGGAATGTCTTTTCAAAGCCCGATAACATACCGAGAGGTACTTGCTCAAATATAGCCGCAAATATCTTAGATGGTGAGGCAACACCTAATAGCCTTTTCACCCAGTCGGGCAATCCAGAAATCAATGCGGCGAAACTTGTTTTTAATGCCTCCCAGCCTGCCGTTATTCCAGCCTTGATACCATCGACAATGCCCTGTCCAGCGGTCAAGAGGTTGGGTATTAAGGTTGCAATCGCATCGATTATCGTCTGGATAATATCCCCTGCCATTGTGACTAACTCAGGGAACTTATCTACAATCGTTGTTATCAGCGTCATAAGTAACCCGGCTGCTGCCGTAGCAATCAGGGGCAGATTATCCGCAATCGCTGTAACAATTGCGATTATCAGATCCACCACCATTTGAATTACCAGAGGCAAATTAGTGATTACCGTATCAATTAGGGTAGTTACAAGCTCAACCGCCGCCGTTATAATCAAGGGCAGGTTATCAACTATGGCTTGCATGATAGTTGTAACCAGAGTGATTATCGCCGTGATCAATAAGGGTAGATTGGTGATAATCGTATCAATCAATGTCTTTAGCAGATTGATTGCACTCTCGATAATCATCGGAAGATTTTCAAGTATCGTTTCGACGATCGCAATAACAATCTTAGGTATCGAATTTATTAATACAGGGATACATTTGATAATCCCTTCGATTAGCGATAATAATAATCCTATTCCAGTCTTAATTATTAAGGGTATATTTGTAGTAATGACATTGACTAATACATCAATAATTTTTGGCAACCAAGCTATTAATATCGGAATAGCATCTTGAAGTCCCTTAATCAAACCTTCCAAAATCTTAATCCCCGCCATCACGATTAAAGGAATATTCCCAATAATTATCCCAATCAAAGTAGTCATCATAGTAACGATCTGTGGGATAAGTGTAGGTAACGCCTGGGCAATCCCTTTCATCAAAGCTATTACTATCTGTAAACCCGTTGATATTATTATCGGGATCATCTGAATAATATAACCTACCAATGATGTTATCAATTGAATCACCGCAGGCATTAATAAAGGAATAGCACTAACGATTCCCGTTACTACACCTTTTATCAATCCAAATGCAGCCTCGATAATTCCAGGCAACATCGTGGCAAAATCCTTCACTAACGTTCCCAAACTATCACCGATTAGCTTAATCTTCTCCGCGGTTGTGCCAGATCCGTTCATAATCGCAGTCAATCCAGTGGCAAAGGTATTCAAAGGTGCGATCATCCCAATCACCGCAGGGAGTAATGCCGTCCCGATACTCGCTTTAAGGTTCGTCATATTTGCAGCTAATATACGTTGTTGGTTAGCTAACCCTCCAGAAGTCCGAGCAAAGTCACCCTGCGCTAGTGACGTTTGTTCCATAATCAAGGCATAAGAAGCGGTCGCTTTGGCATTGGCGTCTATCGTACCAATACCATCCCATAGCCCCATTTCCAACGCCCTAGCCTGGATCATCGCCTGGTTAAGATTAACGCCCAACGACTTAAGCGGTTCTGTTTCCCCCGTAAGTCCTGCTCTTAATTTCTCCAATACCTCCTCAGGAGCCATATTATTGAACGAGGCTAGATCGCCCGCAAGAGTAACAAGCCCCATGCTCATTCCGGCGCTAGCTTGTTCAGTCATTCCCATTGATCTAAACAAGTTTCCGTAAGTACCCGCGGCGGTCAAGGCTGCATTCTCAGACATCCCTAAAGCACTAGCAGCATTTTGACCAAACGTTATTACCTCCGCTGCCTCAGCGCCAAATACTATCCCGACCTTCGATACCGTTTCGCTCAAATCACTCGCCGGACCAATACAGGATATTAGCGCAGCCCCCACTCCCGCGATAGCTGCAACCGCCATAGTCGCCGCGGCTGCAACCCCCGCCCCGATCACCTTCTTAGCATGCCCGCCAAATGAGCTTGTCTTTTTCTCCGCGCTTGACAAACCAGAATCAAGGTCTTCCGACGATACTCCAAGTTTGACAAGCAAGGACATGAGCGTGTTAGCCGCCACTATGATCTTCCCCTCCCAAAGCCATTGTCATAGTGCGAGCAAATTGGAGCATTTGATCAGCACTTTGTATCTCGTCCTCAAATTTAGGCATAAACTCACCAACCTTATACTCCGGCTGCCCCTTACCACGATTGACATTCGCAATCACATGAGCGACTATCGCATGACCTAAGTAGTACGCATCACTCCCAAAAGGTTCTAACTGCGCGAATGCCATCCATTCCGTTAATTCACGGGATGATATTCTATCGAGTAACTCGGAACGAGTAAGACCCAACGCAAGAGCTAATCGGAAGGTGAATCTCCAAAAGGGTTTTCTTTGATACCCTCGGTCAACTCATCAATATCCTCATCGGTTATGCCAGATAATCTCTGCGCTACCGCAAACACCTTTTGTAGTTCACAGGCTGATTTCTCTGTCAGAAGCGGCGCATCACTATCGGCGAATAATCTCTTGCCATTTTCATCACACATTGACATAACACATAATTTTGCCCGGACATTCTCTAAATTCACATCCTGCTTTTTACCGTGTATATGAACAATCGATGCCTCGAACCGATCCCGTTCCTTGCCCGTCATACCTTTGACATAGACCGTCCCGCCCCATGCCTCAACAGGCTCTATCTGAATATCTGTTGCTTTAAGAATATCATCTCGATTAAGCATTAAGTTCTCCTTATGCTATGGTTGGTTTGCCCGTAATTTTTAATGACACACTTGCGGTAAGTCCACCTTCGACAGGTGCAGACGGCTCAAACTTCGTCACAAATGCCGTGAACGTCCACGTAACCGCCGGGGTGGTCGGAAATACAATCGACCATGCAGTTGAAGCCCTGGTAGTCAAGTCGAATAGCAATCCACCTGCAAGGTTTTTATGTGTCGCAGCATTAGGATCATAGACAAGATCACAAGTTATTTCACCCGTCCTCAATATCGTTGCTACGACCTCTTCCCATGCCTCAGTCGAGTCATGGCTGGTTACATCCTCGGTGTCCAGGGATAGACCCGGACCGGAAATGCTTTTGACCGCTGCAATTTCAACAGCGCCCCTCAATAAATGTGTTCCGAATGCAGCATATTTCATTTTTTCAACTCCTTACTTTCCTTTATACAATTATCGGTTTGCCCGTAATTTTCAAACTGACACTTGCAGTTAAAGCACCTTCAACCGGAGCAGTAGGTTCAAACTTGGTAACATAACCGGCAAATCGCCAGTGATAGGTATCGACAAACTCGCAGTCAAAATAGGCTAATTCGCCAGTCTCGTAATAATCCAACAGCCCGCCCGCAACCGTAGAATGTGTAGCCGCGTTAGGATCATATACCAGATCCATCGACACTTCCCCGGTGCGTAGAACAGTAGCGACCACCTCCTCCCAGGCTTCCGTAGAATCGTGCGTAGTGACATCTTCCGTGTCCAGGCTCAAACTCGGACCACCAATGCTCTTGATATAGGCAATATTGGCACTTGCAATACCAGCCCTAGTATCATCAGAGGTCGCATCCGGTGTCAATCCGGTGCAAGTCGTATTGGTATAAGCGATATTCATGGTCGCCTCATTAGCCGCTGCAATCCGTCTTGTAAGAACAACCTGAGCCCCCGATCCGCTTACTTCAAACCAGGCAATTACATCAGCATCCAATATTAGAGCCGCCCGTGCCTTTTCAGCCACAGTATCAGCGACATCATTCAATAACACAGCTACTAAAACAGCCTTAGGCGTGCCTCCCATTCCAGGCGCAGTTACCGTAAAGGTAGCATTTCCCGATCCGGTAATCGTACCGACCACATTGGCAGTCTCTACCTGCCTTGTCCCCATTCCCAACGTAGCACCGTACGCAGCATATTTAGGCATATCAGACCTCCTGTTGCCAGATTATATAATCGCTGTTGAAGCGGTATAGCTCAAAATCCGCGCTATATTCAACCGCTTCATCGTTTACTAAAGCTGCCCTGACTGTAACCCCTCCGACATCTCCAACTTTTCCATTCAAGGCAGCCCTCAATATATCCACAATATCTTTTCCTGCGTCATAAGTCTCAGCCCATGCTTCAAACTGTAATCTCGGATGGGCTAAATCTCCTGTGGCTCCGCTGCTATCATGCGTAAGCTCTCGCGGCGTATCAATCCGGGTATAAACCACACAAGGCATGGTAGTCGTTTGCGGGAACTTTATAGGATATATCCTATTTCCTACTTTAGCAGTCAATGCCGCATAAGCTAACAAATAAGCCGCGATGCCTTCCTCAAGGATCATAGTTTCTCCAGACTGTTTTCTATGCCACGCTTGATTTGCTCTTCCACCGCTTGACGTATTGTGTCCATATTAGAATCAACCGCAGGTCTTAGATAAGGGCGCGGGGGAATACGCACTTGATGAGCGAATATACGCTTTCCATCATCCCCAATCCAGGAAAGCATCTTAGCAAACACAGGCTTTATGATGCCTCCCAATTCCTGTATTCTGCCGTAAATCTTGGTCGGTCCTACATCTACCTCGGCAGACTTATCAGAACTCTTAACCAATTCGACCACCATAGACCCTGCCAACCCAGCGCCACCTTTCGACTTTGCAGAGAAGGTAGAACGAATATTTAACTTAGCATGGTTCCGTATAACCTCACCGCCCGCCATGGCAGCCTTTTTCAATATACCTTGACGCAGAGCTTGCTTGATATTACTTACGTTACTCTTGATCACGATCTTGGTTGAGCTCATAATTCCAACCTTCTAAGAGCATAGCGTAATCCACTCGGACCTCGTTGAATAGGCGACATGATCTCATACACCAAAGGAACTGCCAAAGTTTCACCGAATCTCTTGGTTATCTTTATCCTGTCGGTTGTCAGCACAACTGTAGCAATAGGCAATCTAATCGTAGCATCGTAAGTAACCGTGTTACCATCGGGCATATGCCTCTCAATTCCAGGGCGCATATCCAACCCGCAAATGATTGCAGCACTATCAACCGGATAAGTATCTATAAGCTGATTGTAAGTATCGGCTGTCTGGACGCGCGCCTGAGTAACACATTCATCTTGCATGTGCCCGTCCTGAGTTGAGCGCATACCCGTTAGATCATCTGCATCAAAAAACAGACTTGTCATTTCGCCTTTTTAGCACCCTTCTTACTGGGTACAGTCTCAGGCGTAATTTCAACTTCCGCAGGAATAAACTCAATGATCTTCATGGAGTGTTTTTCGCACCAATCCTTTGCCTGCTTTTCGCTATATTTCTTGCTATCAAATAGCAGGGCTTGGAACTCAACGAAGTTACGTGACTTCACCCCATAAACGCCTCGAATACCCGGAACGTAATATCGCTCAAACAGTTCCATGTAATTCTCGGCAGGGTGTAATACAACTTTATGAAACATAATTATCTCCTATCTTAATCGTCTGATTCTGCTAAATTCCCGATCCACGCGCTTGAACTCCCAACTTCATCGGGTGTCTTAATTTGCTTGATCGTAGATACCTTCCCCCTACCGCGATAATACTTCGCCATTCCCAAAGCCTGTTGATAAGCCTGACTGCGCGAGTAATTACCACCATCGGCAGAGAAATCAAACTTGCCAGCTAAGAGCGCAGCTTTGTTATCCCATATCTCAGCCACCGCCCTATTCAAATCGTAGGTAGGTATCCAATACTCATTAACCGTCTTGACCGGAATAGTACCCGTGAAGTAATACGGCTCTTCTCCTAATTCGTCCAGACAGGGATATTTCTCGATGATCATGCGGATATC